CGCCACGGCCGTGTCCTTGCCCTGCCCCATAATTTGCACCTCATCCATCAAGGTCAACGCCGCTCGGTACTGGCGCAAAAACAGCGTGTTATCCACATGCCCAGCGTCGGCGTTGTCCAGCAACGCCAACCCTTTCTCCCACGCTCGCTTGCCCCCCGCCGTCAGGTACTTGGGAAAACTAATATGCCCCGCAAATTGCGCCAGTGCTGGGAACTCCGTCACCAACGCTTCGGTGCTGAAGCTGTGCCCTGTCAGGGTGGTGGTGGTGGCCTCAGCTACCAATTCCGCCCACGGCCGTGTGGGAAGCAAATCCCCCATATACGCCTCAAAGCAGTCATTGACCCACTCCATCAGGGTAACGTTTAGCTCCTCGTTGGGCACACCGCCCACATACGCCGCCACGGCCGTGTCCTCCAGCCCCGTCACCTCCAACGTCCCTACCGCCATGGCCCCACGGTACAGGCGGAACGCCACATCCAACTCAGGCTCACCCTTCTTCTCCCGCATCGCCTCATACCATTGACGAAATGTGTCCAATGTAGGCACAGGCGGAAGCCGAAACACAGCCTCCGCCTGCAAAATCTCCGCTTGCCGTGCGGGCAAAACAAACAGCGATGGCGTTGCCAGCAGTTCGTTAGATTGTTCGGCTAAATCATGCGTTGCCATTCAGCCTCCTTACGGGGTAACGGGCACGGTGTCACGGTGAATCTCGGTCGTCGCAAACGTCAATTGCTTGGTCACAGGGGCAGAGCTACTGGCATCCCCACCCGTGTAAGGGTTCGTCAACAAGGCGACTTGCGCCGTGCGCCGCAATGCGCCGTCTGCCCCTTCCGCATACGCCCAGCGAAGCCACAAACATTCGGGGTCGGTACCATCCCATGTGTCCGTCAGCGTTTCCAAGAAACTCGACGTACTGTTCTGGAACAACACCGTAAGCTGGATGTTTTGCACCCCCGGACGGTCAATTGCCGCAATGGTGGACGAAAAGGTTTTGTACTCGGAGGCCGTTTTGTCCCCACCAGACACATCCAACATGCCCACCGCATCCGAAACAGCCGTCCACGTTGCGCCTGCGTCGTTCCAACTGTCCGCATCCACGCTGTACTCCACTAACAATTTGTTGCCTTGCACATCACAGATAGACATTATTTACCTTCCTCTTGTTCAAGCAGGCTGGTGGCCGCTTCTTGCCACCCCTGCACACGTTTCTCCGTCGTGTTTAGCGTCTCCGCCAACACGGCCGTGTCTGCCTCAATAAAAGCTTCCACGCTGGTGATACCCAAAGCGACCATCTTCTTCGCCGTCGCCACCCCCACCCCCTTAATCTCGGCCAAACGGTCAACCGCCGCCACTTCGGTCAAGACCTTGTGGTCATTCAGCGAATCATCCGCTACAGCTTGCACTTCTTCTTCTTCTTCCGTCACCACCCCTTGCGTCAAGTCATCCGTCACATAGCCATCAGCCACAAGGCTTTCACCATAGCCGCCCCCCGCCACCTGAATGACATCACCCGCCTCAGCATGAGCAAGCCTGCGGTGGTCTCTCCCGTTGTATCTACCGGGCACAATCACCCGTACCGTCATCGTTAATTCAGGCATAGCCAACCTTCCACGCGCACCACAATTTGTGCGCCATGATAAAGGCGATTACTTTTATGCGGCCACTCAAACACGGCCGTGGTCGGGGCAATATCCGTCACCATTCCCCCCGCCACAAAGCGCAAGCCCAGCATGTGCCGCATATACGCATCGCAATACAAAGCCAACTGCGGCCACGCCTCATCCAAATTGGGGGTAGTGCCAGCCGTTCGCCACAACAATAAATCCACCACCTGCACCCCTACCTTGATTTGCGTCCCCGTGACATACTGCATATCCGTAAACGCCTTCACCCCATTCGCCCCGGGGGGCAGAATGAGGCGGCGCGGCAAATCGCCCGACATCGGCACATCACGCACCTCGTCCAGTCGCCAAGCAGGGATGCTTACCCCTTCAAAAGTCACGACTTGCGCCGCTAGTACGTCCGCCACATCTACAAATCTCATAGCCGCCGTAACCCCCGCATCCGTGAGGACACATCGTGTGGCAGGTCGGCGGGGAGCAATGTCACCCCCTGCTTACCCACCACGCCCGGCATGTCCACGGCCGTGTCTCTCTGCTGATACAACCAATACGCCAGCCGCACCGTCGCCGAGCGCACATTGGGCGGAGCCGTCTCACTGAAAGCAAACTTACCCGTAATGGCAATCGCTTCCTCAGGACTGCCATTGTGCCGCCACGCCAGCCCAGAGCCAGCTTTCAACACAAGGGCATGCCACGGCCACCACTCAGGGATAGCCACCGCCAGCGAAGCCCCGTCCGCCACAGAGCGCAAGCGGGGGGTGGTGACATACGCATCCACGCTGACAACCTCGCCGTCACCGTTCCGCACCTCATCAATCTGGCACACATCCCACGGCAACATCAAGGTGCGCCCGTCCACAAACGGAAGGGCACAATCCACATACCGCGTTTCCACGGCCGTGACCTCAAAGCGGCGGTTATACGTCCGCTCCAAGATGAGTTGCGCCTCTTCCAGCTTGCCTGCCAGCAACTCATCATCGGCCGTACTGCCCATGCGTAGCTCAGTGCGTAAATCTTCTAACGTTGCGTATGCCACAATGTCACCCCTTGATGATTCCCCTATCCAACAACCAAAATCTGTTGCACGACATCGGCGTGCTTGGTCACAGGTTTCTTCTTCATCACCGCCTGCACAAGCAAGCACCCCGTGGTCGCCGAACCACCAGACACCGCTGGCTCAGCCGCCACAAAGCGGAAGCCGTTGTTAAAGTCCAGTTGATACGGGTCAATCTCGATGGAGACTTGTTTGTTGTCATCCGTCCCCGCCAAAGCCACAATGGCCGCGCCGGGGATGTCTTTCTTGCCCGCCCCCGCCGCCGAGGTCGCTTGCACCAACTTCATGGCGATAGCTTGGTCAGTCGCCCCCACTGCCAAGAAGAACTCGGCTGTGTGTACGTCTGCCATATCCAGATACGCGGTCGTGGTACTGGTCACGGAGCCGGGGTCAATCAGCACTTGCTTGAACAAATCTTCTTTTTGCGTAATCACACGAGTAGACATGGTTGCCTTTTCCTTGAACTTATAAGGGCAAAGGCGGCGTTGCCGTCGCCTCTGCCCTCCTTATGATTGAGTAAACCTAAGCGGAAGCCACCTTCTGCACGGCAAACGCCCACGGCTCCACGGGGCGACCACCAACCAATTTCATCACATGGATTTCCACCTTGTTGACGCTGGTGCTGGTGTCTTGCAGACGCGCCACCGTCATGCCGGGCATTTCCACGATGTAGTACCCCGCAGGGTTGGCGTACAGCAACGGGTAAGCGTTGCTTGCCACATCTGGCATGAAGCCGCTTTCCAACGCCGGGCGGCGCAACAGCACATCCCCGTCCGACAGGCTACCAAAGGCAAAGTCCGACCCCGTACCGCTGGTTGTCAGCAATTCAATTTCGCCGTAGGTGTCGCTGTTGGCAACAAACACCCCCTGCGCCCGGTACTGGCTCGCCAAGCCCCGTTTGAGCTTCTTGATACCCGCCGTGGTGAGCGCACCAGATGCCCCCGAATTGACCTCTTTCCAGCCCAAGCTGTTCGTGCCGCCCGGCAAAATCCCCAACGGGACACCCGCCCCGTTCCCCGTTAGGAACACGCGGTCTTCATCCAGAGCCATCGTGTCCAAGATGTCCCGCTCCAAAATTTGTTGCAGGTTGGCGATGGCAAGCTCACGGGTGGTCTTGCGGATTTTGTACAGGTAGGTTTCCAAACGGATGTCTGCCTGCTCGGTTTGGTAATTTGCCTCAGCGGGATTACCCGCTTCGCTGGAGAAGCTACCACGCAACATGCCGACATACTGCCCCGAGTTGTTCTTGTACAGAACCACGGGGTAGCTATTGCTTTCCCCCGTCAGGGTGATGACCGTTGCCCCATTCCCGCGAATGGCGGTGCGCCCCGGCAATGCCGTCACAATGCGCTCTTGCATGAGCGGAGGCATGGCATAACCGCCAAGTTGCCCTTGGGCGACTTGTTGCAGGTCTTTAATCGCCCGCATCTCCAACCCCTCATCCATGAGCATTTTCAGGTGGGTGGGGGCAAAGACTTGGCGGGTCAAGACCCGTTGGTCTTCTACGCCCAATTGGTGCGGGTCACGCACCATCTTGGCAAAGGCGCGGCTTTGCTGATGGTTGAAAGCGTAGAAGTCACCGTCGGCGGCCTCCAACTGCACTTGCTTCAACGCCGCGTCAGGGTCGGAGAAGCGCAAGACGGCTGGGGAAGTCCCCACCGCTTTGGTGCTGTCAGGCAACGCACGGCCGGGGTCATTGTCGGGAACTTGCGTCATCTTGGTGACATCCGTCTCCAATTGGGCAAGCTTGTCGCGCAAGGGCGACACGGCCGTGGCGACCGCTTCGGACAAAAGGGTTTTCAGTTCATTGGGATCCATTGCTGAATCTTCCTCCTTGGGGGGTATGGCCGTTTCTGCCCCGGCCGGGGGTTGTTGT